TTTTTAACCTTTGCAACTCCTCTTCAGTCAAAACTTTTTTTTCCATAAAATATATCTTTATTTCTTTATTATAAATATTATATACCTACTGTAAAGTAGATATATTTTGTACAGTTTCTGTAGTTACAGTCACTTTTGCCTTGGAATTAAATGCTTTTAGTGCATTTAAATCTTTTTGAAGTACTTCTGGTATTATTTGTCCTCTCAATCGTATTGTAAAATTACCTCTTACCAATCTTTCTTGACCATCTGTAAGTTCTGTAGTGCTCCCAAAATTATCTATGAATGCTCTAAATTTATATCTTTCAGGATCTCCCCAATATGAATCAGAAGCATATTCAATAGCTTCTATAACTCCATTGAGTTGTTCCATATAATAAGTTTGTATAATACAATCATAAGTGATTGTTACAAAATCTCCTACAACTATAGCTTGTGATTGCTGTACAGGTTTTCTGTTATTCAATACATCAAAGTTGTTATAAAAGTTCTTACTATTATATCCCTTGTCTAAAGAATAATATAAATGTGGAGAATTAGAATCTATCTTAGCTGTTACAGATCTATCTTTTTCAAGATTTGTTCTTTGTACTACTAAAATGGGTAGCATTATTCTACCACTTTTATCTCTGTAGAATCCATCCTTTTGTTGAGATTTCCATCTTTCAGGATTACCATAAATTACAGGAACTGATATATATCTGCTGTTTTGATAAACTGAAGGCTGAATAACTTCATTAAAATAGTAAAATACTGCTTCATCTATGTCCTGAACACCAACTTTAAATGATTTAGTGGCATCATTCTTAGCAGACAATTTTGTTGATCTATTAAAATTGATCCCTGTTTCTCTCTCGTTTGGGTTTGGTGCTGTATTAGGATTTCCTAATTCATCTATATATGGTTCAGCTAATTCTCTCTCCATCTCAGCCTGATTTTTTGGTCTAGGCTTCATGTTTCTTTTTGACAAAGGTGCCTCTGGCACTGCAGGATAAATTCCTCGTGATTTATTAAATCTTTGTTCAAAAAGTTGAGATTTAGTTACTGCCATTACATTCTCTCTTTATAGGGTGATAAATTCAACTTATCTGCTGGTACATAATGTGTACTAGCTACTATTGATATACTGCTACCAAATCTTTGTAGATTCGGGTTTAATGGGTTTACATCATTTGGATAATCTGGATTCTTTCCAGTCCAATATTGGTTAGCATTCAAGTTATCAATTTCGTAATAACTTTCTTGATATAATACAATGTCACCAATTTCAGGTACATACATAGAATCAACAAGATCATCTCTAAGAAATGCAAAATCAATACCCCATTGAAAGTTAACACCCAGATCACTTTCTGGATAGTCTTGATCTTTTCTTGCTATCAAACAGTTGAATAAGAAAGGACCATCGAAATACTTAGCTCCAGAGGCTTCTCCATAAATGTTTACTTTAGTATCCTCTATCTTGTATTTGTAAAAGGATGCTTGTTGGGTAATTATGTCTCCTAATAACTCCCTGTTTATATGTCTTACTAGACTTACATCTCTTTGTCCTCCAAATAATGCCATATTTTAAAATGGTACTATAGTAATTAAAGCTGCTAATGCACCTACATAAATAGTGTATGGTACTTGTGCCAACTCTTTATTCTTAAACTCTGATTCGTTTGCTCTCCTCTCTAACAATGCCTGTCTTGATGTTTGATCTAAATATTCTCTCAATCTCTCTATCAATCTAACTTTGTTGTCTGCTGCCTCTCTTAAAAGAGAATCACCATTTAAAGTTACTTCAGAGTTAGGGATGGGTAGAGTTGAATACTTACTTCTAACCCAACCAAGCATTTCTTTAGCTATTGCTAGTGTATACTCGAATATCCATTGTCTTCCTACTGAATTAATTCTGCTATAGGTTGGATTACTATATGGAGCATCAGCAACAGAACTTACTTTATTATCGCTAGGATCTATACTATTACTTAGTCTTTCATCATCTTTTATATACTCAATGAAGATGCTACCTGTGCTTACAGTTGGTATAGGGAAAATTCTTAGTCTGTTATTTATAATCTCAAATGAGTAGTTAGATTTTCTAACTTGCTGATTCATCTCAATAGCCTGTATTGTCTGCAAATCATAAGACAAAGGCATCATCAGATAATTCGTTGCAGGGGACATGGCTGCAAATCCAAATGAATTAAATAAAGCTTGGAAGCCAAATCCTGTTCCTGAATAAGGGTCATAATATTGTGTTATTGCAGGTGGTGCTTCATAGAATACTTTTTTCACCTCAATACTACTTGTAATTCCTAAATTGTTTTTCCAGGCTTCTAAGTCATAATCTTGTTGATTACTAACTACATTTATACTTCCTGAATAATATTCTAAGTTACCTCCTGATCCTGCTTCTGCACCATATTGTTTTGATAATCTTATGATATTACCCATGTTTGGAGTTACTACTTTATTTGTAGCATCACCATTTACATCAGATCCTTCAAGTGAAAGTTGATTATCTCTCACTTTAAAAGCAAATACTTCATTTCCATAAGTAGTGATTGCTTCTTCAAAAGCAGTATAGAAATTTATGTCTTGAAGTTCAATATCATTCAAGGGATATCCCATTCTTCTAGTACAGAATTCAGCTACTTTATCTGCATCTGTTCTAAAATCTTGATCTAAGTCATAAAATCCAAAAGGAGTATCTCCAATATCAAAGGAACTAGATCCTGGCCAAATGGGTATATTCATAATTCTTTATTTAACAATCGCAGCAATCGCAGTCGCATGATGTGCCGCAGTTACAAATTTTGCAATTACATTTATTCATAATTATTTATTTATGTTGTAGCAATAAAATATTCAATCTTAGCTGAACTACCTGATGGTTTTAATTTTATTGATGCTATATCATCATAAGCATAGCTAGAAGATAAACTCCCAGTATATTCACTTGTTGAGAGAGTAAATATGCTTCCTCCATCTACTTTAAAGTGAGCTGATTCAGTTGATGATGATACGTGTACATCTACAAAACTTGAAGTTGTAACATTACTTATTCTTGCGTACTTAATTGAACTTGTTAAAAAAGTTCCTGCTCCTACATTGTTACTTAAATTAAATATAGCTGCTTCAGTGTCTGCAGGTATAGTCATGGTTCTATGATCAACAGAATTTATTCCTGTTATATCATGTTGATAGTAAGTGCTTCTATCATTACCATCTAAAGTAATGTCTTCTTGCACTACAAGTTTCAAAGTTGCCATTATCTACATTTTATTATAAATATCTTATCTTTTAGACGAACCACTGAAATCTGAGAATGTTATGTGATTCAGTTGCTCTTCATAATACATTAAGATATCTTCTACTATTGGATCTCTATGATTTGTTGTTAGAGTTAAGGCTTCTAGATTTTTTATTCTTCTAGAGGCTTTATACAAAAATTTAAATCCACTATCAGCTTTTCTTCTTAAATCAATCTGTTTATCATCACCACAAATAATCATCTTAGATCTTAATCCCAATCTAGATACTAACATTTCCATTTGCTCGTGGGTAACATTCTGTGCTTCATCTACAATCACTATAGAATCAAGAAAAGTTCTCCCCCTCATAAAAGATACTGGTACTATTTCTATACTGCCATCAGTTAGATATTTTTCCATTTTATCTTTTCCATAAAGAGTATAAAAGTTCTGATATATAGGCTGTACCCAAGGATCCATTTTTTCCCTCATATCTCCTGGTAGGAATCCTATATCTTCTTTTGATACAGTTGGTCTTGTAATTATTATGTTTTGATATTCTCTCCTGAATAATCCATCTAAAGCTATATTACAAGCTAATAGAGTTTTTCCTGATCCTGCTGCTCCTGCTAATAAAGTTATTGTGTTTCTAAGTATAACATCCTTAGCTTCTTTTTGCTCTTCATTTAATTGGATTTGAAACTTGATAGGGTTTTTAGGAGTTCTTTTTCCTTTGTACACATCATCTGTGTGATGTTTGGATGTTGGCATAAACTATTGTTTA